CGCCGCCGGAATAAGGCATTGAAAAAGTTGGGAGAAATGCTGGGCAGCTGGGAGAGTGTTTAGAGCGGATTGCCCGGGGGTCCCCATGTACAATAAAAGGGGGAAAAATGACGAAAAAACAGAAACTGTTCGTGCAGGAATATCTGGTGGACCTCAATGGCGCAGGGGCAGCCCGCCGCGTGGGCTACGCCCCCAAGGGCGCCCGGAACACCGCATGGCGCCTGCTGCAGATACCGGAGGTGAAACAGGCAGTGAAAGAAGCAATGGATCAGCGCGCCCGGCGCGCACAGGTGCGCAGCGATGAGGTGATCAAGGAGCTCAAGGCCGTGGCTATGGCGCCGGCTTCCGATGAGAGCGGCGCCCGGGTGAAGCTGGGCAGCAAGCTCCGGGCGCTGGAGCTGCTGGGAAAGCATCTGGGGCTGTTTGAGGGAAGAGCCAGAGAGCAGGAGGCGGTGCAGATCCTGGAGGATGTGACATGACAGAGGGGAACGGGTATCCCTCCGACCTCGCTGACGCTCGGCCACCTCCCTTTAGGCAAGGGAGGCTATGGGCGGGCGGTCGATGACCGCCCCTACGAAAGGTACGAAAGCCGGATGTAGGGGCGGATTGAGGCACATCCGCCCGAGGGCCCCACATCCGTCAGCCCTTTCGGGCTGCCACCTTCTCCCCAGGGAGAAGGCTTTGGACGTATGGAATTCGGCGGGATGGACCGCCAGGAGGTTTTGTGGAAGTTCGGTTATCACAGATCATTGGCAATGGGTTTTGGGAGAGCCACCGGCAGGTGCGCCGGGGCTGCACGGAGCTCATTGAAAGCGGCGGAAGAGGCAGCGGGAAATCCAGCTTCCTTTCCGTGGAGCTGCTGCTGCAGCTGATGAAGCATCCTGAGTGCCACGCGGTGGTGCTGCGCAAGGTGGGCGCCACCCTGCGCACCTCCGTGTATACCCAGCTTGTCTGGGCCGCCGGGGCCCTGGGGGTAACGGATGCGTTCCGGTTTTCCCTGAGCCCTCTGGAGGCGGAATATCTGCCCACGGGCCAGAAGATCCTCTTCTTCGGCATGGACGATGCCGGGAAGCTGAAGTCCCTCAAAATGGCCTTCGGCTACATCGGCATTGCCTGGTTTGAAGAGCTGGATCAGTTCGACGCCGAGGAGGTGCGGTGGGCGGAGCAGTCCATCTTCCGGGGCGGAAGCTTCGGCCTGAGCCTGAAATCCTTCAACCCTCCGGCAGACCCCAACCACTGGGTCAACCGGCTGGAGGAAAAGACCGGCAGGCACTGCCACCACTCCACCTACTTAGAGCTCCCGGGCCATTGGCTGGGAGACCGGTTCCTGGCTGACGCCGCCCACCTGAAACGGGTCAGCGAGGTGTTCTACCGCCAGGAATATCTGGGCCAGTGCGTGGGCTTCGGGGACCGGGTGTTCCCCAATGTGCGGCTGGAACCCATACACAAAGAATTCGCCTATGCCGTGGCCGGGGTGGACTGGGGATGGTGGCCGGATCCCTGGGCCTTCAACCGGGTCAGCTATGACCGGCGGCATCGGGTGCTGTATATCTTCGACGAGCTCCATGCCCATCGCCTGGGCAACCGGGAGACGGCGGCGCTGGTCAAAAGCCGGGTATCGGAAGGTGAGCCGGTCCTGGCCGACAGCGCCGAGGCAAAATCCGTGGCCGATTACCGGGCCTGGGGCCTCAACTGCCGGGCCGCCAAAAAAGGCGCCGGCAGTGTGGCCTATTCCATGAAGTGGCTCCAGAGCCTGGACGCCATCGTCATCGACCCGGACAAGTGCCCCCACACCGCCGGAGAATTCACCGGCTACTGCTACCGCGACGGCGTCATGCCCGACCGGGACAACCACCACATCGACGCGGTGCGCTATGCCACCAGCCATCTGTGGCGGGACAGGGACTGATTTTAGGAGGTTTTATGGAACTGTTACAGGATTTGACGGGCCGCTATCAGGAGGCCTTCGGGGCTGCCGACTGCAGCAGCGACGGCATGAAGCGGGCCGTGTGCCGGTGGATCCGGCTGTACTACGGCGGAAACGACAGGCCCGGCTTCGACGGCTGCCTGCGCATCCCCTACACCATCGTGCGGAAGCTCAGCCGGGCGGTATTCGCCGAGTATCAGGTGACCGGCTGCCCCGTCACCCAAAAGCTCCCGGCACGGCAGGCTATGGAGCTGGCCATGATCGCCGGGGAATGTTACCTCAAGCCCGGAAGCGACGGCTTCTATGCCGTCAGCCGGGGCAATGTGCTGATCTTCGGCAGAGATCTGCTGGGTGAGCCCACGGACATCGGCCTGCTGGAAAAAAGCCGGCTGGGGAAATTCTGGTTCACCCTGCTCGAGCGCAGGACTCTGGACGAAAAGGGGATGCTGACGGTGACCAACCGGCTCTATCGCTCCGGTGACCGGCACCTGCTTGGCAGGGAAGTGCGCCTGCAGGAGCATCCGGCCTATGCCGAACTGCCCCAGCGCTACACCTGGCCCCAGCGGCTCGGCAGCGTGGGCATGGTGCGCGTGAAGATGCCCATGGCCAACTGCGTGGACGGAAGCGGTGAGGGCGTGAGCGTCTATGCCGCCGCGGAGCCCCTCATCGAGGCCATCGCCGAGAACGAGGCTCAGCTCAAAGGCGAATTCCGCCGGGGTCAGAGCCGGCTGGTGGTGAGCCGGGATATGCTCCGGGACGGGAAGCTGAAGGACGATATCTTCGTGGGGCTGGACGAGAGCCCCGACATGGTGGGCATCACCGTGTTCTCGCCCCAGCTGCGGGAGCAGGCCTATCTTGCCCGGCAGCAGGCATACCTGCGGGGCGTGGAAAACATCATCGGCCTGAAACGGGGGCTGCTGAGTCAGGTGGAGGCGGTGGACCGCACCGCCACCGAGATCACCTCCTCCGAGGGTGAGTATATGAGCACCATATACGAGCTGCGGCAGGTGTGGCAGGAGGCCGCCGTCAATGCCGGGAAGCTCTGGCAGGCGCTGGGCGGCTCCGGCGCCGGAGAGCCGGAATTTATTTGGGGCGACGGGGTGCTGTAAAAGCGTGTAGGGGCGGCCTTTGGCCGCCCGCGGGCGATCCATGATCGCCCCTACGAAAGGTACGAAAGCCGGATGTAGGGGCGATCATGGATCGCCCGGGGGTAGGAAATTCGGGAGAGGAGAGATCACATGGACTATCATATTCTGACGCTTCCGGATGGGCGGCAGATCGCATCCGGGGCACCCGGGGCGGCCATCATCGCCGTGTCCGTCACCGGCTGCGTCAACACCGGGGAAAGCCTGATGCCCGGGGCAGTCTGCCCGGCGGTACTGGAAGCCGCCCTCTTTGATGACGGCACCCTGCGCATCGCCGCCGGGGACAGGCTGCAGCTGTCGGACAGCGGCGGCAATGACCTGGGCTGCTTCTATGCCCTGGAGGTGGCCCGGCAGGACGATGTGCTTACCGTCACCGGCTGGGACTGCCTGGGCAGGCTGGAGACCGACCTCACCGGATGGCTCCGGAGCCTTTCCGGGTGGCCCTACGCCCTGGGGGATTTCGCGGCCATGGTCTGCGCGGCCTGCGGCCTGCGGCTACACTCTGCCGACATCCCCAACGGCGGTCATCCCGTCCCGGCCTTCAGCGCCAGCGGCGTCACCGGGCGGCAGCTGCTGAGCTGGGCTGCCCAGGCAGCGGGCCGGTTCTGCCGGGCCGTGGGGGAGGACGGCGTGGAATTTGCCTGGTATGACAGGGCCGTAACGCCCCGGTTCTGCTATCAGGGCAGCGTCAGCCGCGGCGGGGCCGCTGCTCCCTTTGGGGCCGTGGGCATCCGCAGAAACGATGCCGATGTGGGGGTACTGTACCCGGAAAATGGGGAAAACCCCCTCTACATCACCGGAAACTATCTGCTCACCGCCGATGCCGACACGCTGAAAGCAGCGGCGCAGGTGCTCTATGGGCAGCTGCAGGATCTTTCCTGGGTCAGCTGCACCCTGCAGACCGACACCCCGGTGAAGCCCGGCGACAGGGTGCAGCTGACCGATGGCTTCGCCCTGGCCATGGAAGTGCAAAAGGACGGCCAGCTGTACACGGTGCGCAGCTTCGGCCCCCGGCAGGCGGGCCGGGACCCGGTGCGCAGCGTCTACAAGGCCCTGTCCGGCCGGGTGCTGGAGCTGCGCGCGGAGCTGGAGGATGTGCATCTGCGGCTGGAGCAGATGGATGGGGCGGTGCAGTCGGCGGTGCAGGTGCAGGTGGATGTGGATGCCCTGAGGACCCGGGTGGAGCACACCGAGCAGACCGCCCAGGGACTGCAGAATCAGGCCTCCGTCCTGACCCAGCGCTCCGACAGCCTGGAGCTGGCCATCGTCAGCACCGGGGCGGCGCTGGAGGGCAAGGCCGACAGGGAACAGCTGCAGGAGATCACGGAGCATTTCCGCTTCGACGGCGACGGCCTGACCATCACCAATTCCACTACGGGCATGGGCATCGGCATCAGTCAGGAGCGCATCCTCTTCACCGGAGGCAGCAGCCCCACCACCGTGATCTATCCCAGCGCCATGGCAACCACCAATCTGCAGGTGCAGACAAGGCTGGATCTGGGGCAGTTCAGTTTCCTGCCCCGGAGCAACGGGAATCTGAGCTTCCGGTTCACCGGGGGGATGTAGGGGATTCGGGTATCCCCACATCCGTCAGCCCTTTCGGGCTGCCACCTTCTCCCCAGGGAGAAGGCGTGGGGCGCATAGAAATCGGCGGGATGGACCGCCAGGAGGTTTACCTATGAAAGACTTTATCGAACAGCGGCTGGCGGATGCCGCGGTGGCTCAGGAGATCCTCCAGGAGCACCAGCGCATCGTGGCCGGCTATGAGCAGCAGCTGCAGCAGCAGCGCGTCGGCAGTGAGATCCGCCTGGCGGTGACTGCCGCCGGGGGCCGGAACCTCAAGGCCATTGCGGCCCTGATGGACAGCGAGACCATCGCCCGGGCAGAGGACACCGCTGCCGCGGCAAAGCAGGCGGTGGCGGCGGTGAAGCGGGAGAATCCCTATCTGTTCTCCCTGCCTGCCGTCACAGCCCCCGGCACCGGCACCGGCGCCTACGGCGCGCCGCCCTCTGCCGAGGACATCGCCTCCATGAGCCTGCGGGAGTACCGCCGGTTCCGTAAGGGGGTCTGACGATGGCCCTTTCCGGCAGCTTTTCCGCTCCCGCCGGGACCACCGGCTCCGGCCAGTATCACACCCTCCGGGTGGACTGGGAGGCGGTGCAGGACATTCCCGGCAACCGCAGCACCGTCACCTGCCGGATCTACCATGTGCAGGATAAAAATCATGCCCTGGACATCGGCAGCCGCACCAATAATGTGTGCACCATCGACGGCATCCGCCACAGCTTCTCGTCGCCGGGCATCCACAACTCCGGCGGCGTCACCACGCTGCTGGGCACCGTCAGCCAGACGGTGAACCATGCCCCGGACGGCGGCAAGACGTTGGATATCACGGTGGTGTTTCGCATCGGGGCCACTCTGGGGGGAACATCGTATCCCAGCATCACCGCTTCGGCTGCGATCACCCTGGACACCATCCCCAGAGCCACGGTGCCCAGGCTTTCCACCGGGGCCGTGACCCTGGGGGAGGCCCTGGACATCGCGCTGGAGCCGGCGGCGGACTTTACCCACAGCCTGCGGTGGCAGTTTGGGGCAGCCTCGGGCATCATCGCCCAGGATGCGGCCACCGGCGCGTCCTGGACGCCGCCTTTGTCCCTGGCAGAGCAGATCCCCAATGCCGCTGCCGGCACCGCCATCATCACCTGCACCACGTATCAGGGCGCTGTCCAGATCGGCCAGAGCCAGAGCGCGGCACTGGTGCTGCTGGTGCCGGAGGAGGCCGTGCCCGGGGTATCGGCCCAATGGGAGGATACCTCCGGGGCCTACGGCAAGGTGGGTTCCTATGTAAAGCTGGTGTCCAGGCTGGCGGTGGATGCGGCCACAGTCAGCGCCTACGGAAGCCCTGTGCGCAGTGTCACCATGACCCTGGGGGGCAGGCCCTATACCGGCGGCACGATCCTGGACGCCGGAGACCTGGTGCTGGTGGTCAGCGCCACGGATGCCCGGGGGCACACAGGCCGCGCGTCCTACACCATCCCGGTGACGGACTATGCCCCCCCGGAGCTGACCCTGAGCGCCTCCCGCTGCACCGAAGACGGCAGGCCCGACGATGCCGGCAGCTTTGCTCTCGTTACGCTCACCGGCGGCATCACAGCCATGGAGGGCAACACGGCGCAGCTGCGGCTGGTATATGGCTTCTCTTCGGAGGATATCGGGATCCCCGTGGGAGTCTTTGAACACAGAACGATCCTCCCGGCAGACCCCGACAGCACCCTGCGCATCGAAGCTTCCCTGACCGACGCGCTGCTGACGGTCACCCGGTCCATGAACCTGTCCACCGGCTATGCCACCATGGATTTTCTGCTGGGGGGCCGGGGCATCGCCTTCGGCACCGCCGCCACCAAGGAAGGCTTCACCTGCGCCATGGACATGGATATGGCTGGAAAGCGCATAAGCAATGTGGCCGCCCCGGTGGACGACGGCGATGCCGTGAATCTGCGCTATCTGCGCGGCTTCTCACCGGGAGGCGGCGGGCGCGTGACGGCCCGGCTCGAAGGGGCTGTGCTGATCCTGGAACAGACCCAGCCGACCCTGAACGCCGCTGTCATCGGTACAGTGCTGGTGCTGGGATATTAAGGAGGAAAATATGAACTATGTAGAATCCTTTGACCTGCTGGGCGTAGCGGCCCGACAGAAGCCTTGTTTGACAGGGATAGGCGCACCGGCGGTCCCGGCGGTCAGCGGTGAGCTGTATCTGGATACCGCCAGCGGCGACCTGTATAAGTGCGTAAACGGCCTGTGGCAGCGGGACAAAAGCAGTGGGGACATCCCCTTCTTCGACCTGGAGGCTCTGGGGTTCCGGGGCGATATGGAAGCCAAACCTGTCGTGCAGGAAATATCGGTGGCCCCGGCGCTGATGGCACAAATGACAGCCGCCATGGACGCAGGCCCCATTTCCGTGAAGATCGGTTTCTATGATGTGGACAGAGAATATGGGACTGCCGTGATCCCCGGATATGCGTGGCATGTAAATGAAAGTGGTGACTACGGTCTGCCGATCCAGCTGGGCTACTACGGAAGCCGCCCGGTCACCGTGATCATCGTGTTCCATCCGGACAGAAATACCGTTTCCGGGGACGCGTGGCTGCTGACCGATGACGGGCGGCTGGAGGAAGCCCTGGCGGCCTGCCAGCCGCTGATCCCGACGCTGGATCTGATCAGCCTGGGTGTGCCTACGGTGGCTGTGGGCGCAGGCCAGACGGTCAGCAAGACCGTTACATCGTCCCAGCTGACGGATATCGTGTCCGCACTGAATGCATCCGGTCTGGTGAAGCTTCGCACCAGAGCGAATATGAGCGGAGCGATCATGGAGAGCACCACAACATTCTGCGTTATGAAATATCTCGGTGCCGCCGGGATGGATGTTTATCAGATGTGCTGTCTTGTGGGAGGCGTCGGCTCTTTTATGTGCGAAGTCCATACGGACGCGCGGCGCATCGATATGGTATCGTATCTGCTGGCATAAGCTGCCGGGCATAGCAGGGAGCGGATTACAAAGGAGTGATACAGCATGATCAAGACCGGCAAAGAACTTGCCGAAGCCTGCGTCAACGCGGCGAAGAATTATAAGACCCTTTACATCAAGGGCTGCTTCGGCGCCCCCATGAATGAAAAGAACAAGGCCCGTTACCAGAAAAACAATGCCTACAATGCCAAGGCCGCCCGAAAGGCCAGGATCGCAGCCGCCTCTGCCGATACCTTCGGCTTCGACTGCGTGTGCCTCATCAAGGGCTTGCTGTGGGGCTGGAGCGGCGACACTGCCAAGACCTACGGCGGCGCTTCCTATGCGTCAAACGGCGTGCCGGACATCGGCACCGAGCAGATGATCAAGGCCTGCCATGAAGTGTCCACCGATTTCTCCGACATCGCTGTGGGAGAGCTGCTGTGGATGCAGGGCCATGTGGGCATCTATATCGGCAGCGGCTTGGCGGTGGAGTGCACCCCCAGCTGGGAAGACGGCGTCCAGATCACCGCGGTGGCCAACATCGGCAAAAGATCCGGCTACAACAGCCGCAAGTGGACGAAGCACGGGCGCCTGCCCTATGTTGCCTACGGGGAAGAGCCCCAGGCAGCCGGGCAGCTCCAGCCCGATTACGCCAAAAGCAAAACGGCATCCTATGCCGGCACCTATACCGTCAGGGCCCTGGGCCGGGGGCTGAATCTGCGCGCCGGGGCATCCTCCGGCAAGGCCGTCATCGCGGTGCTGCCGGAGGGCAGCAGTTTCCGGTGCTGCGGCTGCCATACCGGCAGCTGGCTCTACGGCGTCAGCGATTCCGGGCATACCGGCTTCTGCTGGAAGCCCTACCTGGTGCGAAAGTAGG